TGTGAAGCGTCATACTGCACTAGAATGTGCATCCACGCATGAGGGTCACGGTACATACCAGCACTATTATTCATCCCCATGCCAGAAGCACCATCAAATGTCTGGAACTTCATATCATTTATGGTGCTGCTATGGTTTGATGCAAACTGAAAACCTCTTGTTGATATTGAGCCAGTATAATAGTCGTTTCCAAATAACATCTCCATGTCATGTCCATTTGGTATGCAAGTCTTTTTAATCCAAAGGCTCATTGTCCATCTTGATTGATTAGTCACAGAACTAACACTTGTTCTTCTTAGATATGTACTACTACCACTATCGAATCTTAAACTTCTTGGAATATCATAACCTGTAGAAGCTCCAGCAGCCCCAGCTCGAATTGTGTCAAATAGTGCCATCTATTTCACATCCGCAGTAAAAGCACAATGAATCACATTTCCAGCTTTAATCACATAATCTATTCTATCTACTGAACTAGCTGCTGTCGATAGTGTGGGTGCTGATCCTCCAGCAAACTTATATGCCGAGTTGAATGATAATGTTCTTGAACCTGTGGAATCTTGACTTATAAAAATTGAACCAGATTGGCCAATAGCACTAGATGTATTGCTGTGAGATAATGTTCTATTTCCTCCCAAAGTAACATTGTGATGTATTCCGCTTGTAAAGTTAACTGTAATTGTCGAACCATCAGACAAGCTCGAAATACCAGCAGCACATCTAGCGTCAGCACCTAAAGATATTCCACCGCTAAATGTCATCAATCCAGACAAAGTATCAGCAGTATCAGACCTAGCAAACTGACTTGAATCAATGCTGTCTAATGTTGCTGCATTTCCTCCGTTAGCAGAGGTAATATATCCAGCACCATTAGTAAGCTGGTTATTGTTTGTAATATTATTTGCTCCATCAGCCACGTTTATAAAAGTTCTTATTGCAGCAGCAGATCCATGTCTTATATAATTATCGTTGCCTGTTTCCACCATTACTTTCGTAACACCAGAACTTACATCATTAGCAGTTGTATTGAAATAATTAGCAAATATATATCCAGAAGAATGTCTTTTAACAATAGTATTATTTCCAGCACTTGCACTTGCATTAGCACCATCTAAAGTATCAGCATCGAGTCCAGAACCAGAACCATCAACAGTTTTAATAAGAGTTAATATTTCACTTGCTGTCTGGTCAGCAGTTGCTCCAGATTCTATTCCGTCTAATTTACTGTGATCTGCGTTTGTAAAATTATTATCAGTTTGAGAAGCAACAGAGAAATCTAAAGTGCCATCCCCATCTTGATATGTGACAGTAATACCAGATTCAGTATTGCCAGTAACCATACCGCCAACAATGTCTTGGACTTGTTCGTTAGTAAGAGTTGCAGTAATATAACCAGCACCATTAGTCAACTGGTTTGTATTAGTTACGTTAGTCGCACTAGCAGCTATTCCATCTAACTTATTTTTTAAAGTAGTTGTGAAGTCATTTTCAGTTTGTGAAGCTACAACAAAATCTAAAGTTCCATCAGAATCCTGATATGTAACTGTTATTCCTGTTTCAGTATTTCCTGTGACCATTCCTCCTACAAAATCTTCAACCTGTTCTTCAGTTAATGTTGCAGTTATAAATCCAGCACCGTTTGTTAATTGGTTTGTATTTGTGACGTTTGTAGCGGATGCTGCTATACCATTTAGCTTTGATAATAATGCGTCTGTGAATGCGTTTGTATCGCTATTTGCTTCGTATGCAGTTTTTATTTCTGAATTACTTTGATCTGCTGTAGCACCATCTTCAACATTAATTAGGGTTCTAATATTTGCTGCTGTGAGTTCTTCAACATTTCCAGAACTGCTTGTAACTCTTCCAAGAACTCTTGATGTTGAAATATTTTGCTGTTTTGCAAAAGTGACGGCATCATTAACTATAGAATTAGTTACTACCGCATCACTCGCTAGTTTATCGGCAGTTACAGCATCATCTTGAATAGCATTAGTATCTACCGCATCATTTGAAACAGTTGCTCCAATTTCAGCAACAGAATTATCATCTTTTTTTGTAAATAATTTTGCTGTATCTGTCCTTAACGCAACTTCTCCAACAACTAAATCACTAGCACTTGGATCGCTTCCGCTTGCATTTTTTAATTTAATAACATTAGCCATGAGCTATAACCTCCTATGGCTTAATAAGTTCCACCATCAACATCAAAGCCAGAAACACTTCCATTTTCAAAATAAGTAACTAAATCTGATAAAGCAACTTGTTTCATTGTTCCGTTATCGTTGACAACAACACGATCAGCAGAAGCAAGAGTTGTAGATGTTGCAGAAGTGCCACCATCCATGATGTTTAATTCAGCAGTTGTTACCACCGCCCCATCTAAGATTGCTACTTCTGTTGATGTTAATAATGCTAAAGCAGCCGCAGCCCCAGATTGACAACCTGACAAAGCATCTAAATCAGCGTCATAAGCTTGTACATTTGACCCAATCGCAAGACCTAAAGCAGTTCTTGCTGCTGAAGCTGAGGTTGCTCCAGTACCACCATCAGATATGGCAAGAGTTCCAGTTATAGAACTAGCTGCTAAATCTATTGCAATTTCTGTAGACTCTATAACAAGTCCACCATTAGATTTTAAGTCAAGAGAAAGTGTATTGCCTGACTTATCAAGTCCATCCCCTGCTGTAATTTGTCCAGCACCAGAAAACTGTGCAATTGTAAGATTATTCGTACCTACGACAGCACTTCCCTTATTACTGGTACAAACGAAGCCGTTATCAGCATTAACAGTTCCTTGTTCAACAAATGTAAAGAAGCCAGCAGCATCAGCACCAGCAGCTAAATCAGCAGCCCTAGCTGGACTTGAGCCTACGACATAAATACCATTTTCTGAAGCTGTACTTTGGTCTTTAACTAATACTCTATTTCCATCAGCTAGTGTTACACCATCTAAAGTGTCGCCATTATTTAATGCAGTTGAAATTGTAATATTTGCAGTAGTACAAGCGACACAACTATCTTTGACATCTAAACCTTGAGCAGTAGCTTCAACAAAACTTTTTGTCGCAGCATCACTTGCGTTTACTGGGTCAGAAAGGTTTGTAATCGTTTGTGAATTAAGACTTACACTAGCTGAAGGAGCAGCCATTTGATCAAGTCTGTTTACCCTTACCCCAGCATCAAAGTCAGATATTTTTGTATGTGCCAAAGAGGGAATATCAGCAGCTACTAAAGCTCTAAATGTTGGAGCAGCATCACTTCCAGTAGTGGGTCCTGATAATACTGAATTTGCAGCCCTTACAGTATCTTTATCCCAAAAAGCACCTTTACCACCAATTTTAATAATGCTTGTAGCTGAACCTCCCGCACCCCCAGAACCCTTACCATAAAACAGAACTTCATTACCTTCAGCAAAAGCTTGTTCAGCGTTCTCTAAACTTGTTGGGGCTGACGATCCTGTAGATCTTTTTGTTCTTATTGTGTTAGCCATGTTTTAAAAATTACCCCCATCAACGAGTGTAAGGACTGTGTGTGTTGCTGTAGCTTCAAATCTAGAGTTTGAGCTATTGTAAACAGGAATTGAACCATTGACTTTGTTATCGCCATTAAATTCAAACCCTGCTGCTGCTGGTCCTTGTGGTCCAGCAGTTGTGATTTCAACTGTAGTTACATCAGAAACCTGACTAACAACAACCTGATTTGGATTACTCATGCTGTGTAACCTTCACTTATGAATAGTGTACCCTCTAAATAATAGTTTTTGCTACCTGAGGGTTCTGTTAGTAATACATCATATTCTAATTCATCTAAACTGAAAGTTGCAGTTTGTGTATCAGTTAAAGATATATCAACAATTCCACTCGCTCTATTTGTATAAGCAACTGTCCAATCAGCGTATTTTGTAATTCTTTTTTTTGTGTTTACATCAGCACTCCAACACTGAGCAGCAACAGTAAATCCAGTTAAATTTATTGCACTCCCACCTGAATCTTTAAAAGTAAGACGCAAACCAAAATCTGCTCTCCTGTCAACAGTAAAATTCTTTTTTGCTGGAATAATTGCCATTTATTTAATATCTAAGGAAATAGTGCAATGAATCACCCCGCTTGATTTTATTATATAGTCAATTCGATCTGTGGCGAGTGCGGTGTTGGTTAAACTAGGTGCAACTCCTCCAATAAATTTAAATGCACTATTAAACGATAAGGTTCTATTTCCAGTACCGTCTTGTGTGATAAAAATTGACCCACTTTGCCCAATAGCTTGATTTGAAGGTGAAGCAAGAGTTCTGTTACCACCTAAAGTAACAGAATGATTACAGGCAGTAGCCATATCAATAGTAATTGTTGATCCATCAGATAATGCTGTAATATTTGAAGCTGCTCCACCAGCTAATGCTATACCTCCAGTAACAATACTTAAAACTGTTGCTCCACCCCTTTGTAATAATAAGCTTCCAGCACCACTGTCATTAATAACACTATCGTTACTA